TTTTATTATACGAAAATGTCATTCTTTCCTTGTAATGACTATCAAATTATGTTAAACTTAATATAGAAAGGATAACAATTATTTACCTATACTTATGCAAACATCACCATCACCAGAAAAAGTTATACAGAGATTAAGACTTGAATTGGACAAATGGCAGTCTTCTAATAAGACTGGCAAGTTCAATTTTGAATTTAATTTCATGTCTGGTAAATTGATGAGCGCATTTGTTGATTATCGCGAACCTATTAAATAGATGAGGTTATATGCCTAGAGACCCTACTGATAATTAAACATACAATTAAATAAATCAGATTATCCACCAATCCTCATTAAGAGGGCAATTGAAGGAACTGGCAAACAAGGGCGTGATGCTCTGTCCAGTTCTTTTTTTTTATTAATAATACATATAAGGATTTTAAGGCGTGATGCCCAACGAACAAGGCACACTCCGAGAGGAGAAACAAAATGGCTGAATTAAAATACCCCCTGAAATTAAAACTTGATGAAGAAGGTCATGTCGTAGTAGTGGATGGTAAACCCGTTTATGTTGACCAAGATGGTCAAAACGAAGTCTCCCTTGATGCTAGCGAATTGCAACAGAAAGTCAAAGCTCTTAATCACGAAAGCGCCGAGAGGCGTGTGAAACTTGACACCTTACAAAACCAATTTGATGAAGAAGTTAAAAAATGGGAAGGTTTAGACCCAGAAGAATCAAAGAAGGCTTTGGAAGCAATCAAGAGCATAAGTGAGAAAGAACTTATCGATGCGGGAAAACTAGATGAGGTGAGGAAAAGTTTAATTGACGGGCACGAAAAGACTATGGCCCAAACCAGAAAAGAGTTTCAAGAAAATCTAGCTAAGAAAGAAGCCCTACTTGGAACTAAAGAAAATCAAATAAGAAATCTTCTCGTGAGAGGAGCTTTTGATCGTTCTGAATATTTGCGTTCCAAGACTGTAATGCCAGCCGATCTTGCTTATTCACACTTTGGTAATAATTTTGAGGTCAGAGAAGTTGAGGGGCAATTGAGAGCAGTTGGCAAATTCAACGGCAATGAAATTCTTTCTGAAAGTAATGGGGAGTTAGCTTCTACTGAAGAAGCAATCGAATATTTGATAAAAAACTATCAATTTAGAGATAGTATTCTTAAAACAGATGGTGCTGGTGGAGGGATGGATAAGGTGGCTTCTGGCACTGAAAAAAGACAACCCACCCTTGCCGAAACCCTATACCCTTCGATGAAAGTATAAGGAAGATAACAGGAGTAACAAATAGATGGCACTTTTAACTGCAAATCAATTGACTTTAGTTAGTTTAGCAAAACGTACTAAAAATAATGCTGTATTGGCTGTCGCTGAAGTTCTGTCCAAATCTAATGCCGTGCTTAGTGATGCGCCGTGGGTTCAAGCTAATGGCCTGAACAATCACACTTCTTCAAAACGAGTTTATTTACCTGCCGGTTCTTGGAGCAAAATCAATACTGGTGTAGCACTTGAGAAATCTGAAGTTACCCAAGTTGTTGAGACTATTGCAATGTTGGAATCTTATTCCAGAATTGATACTCGTCTCGTTGATATCGCTCCTGATCCTCTGGCTTTCCGTATGGATGAGGATTTGGCTTTTGTTGAAGGTATGTCTCAAACCTTAGCTAGTCAGATTTTTTATGGAACCACTGTTGGTTCTCCTGAAAAGTTTGATGGCTTTGCCACTCGTTATGCCAATTTGACCACTCTTGGTGTGAGTGCTGTGCATAATGTACACAATTATGGCTCAACTGGAAGCACATTAAATTCTGTGTTTATTGTGCAGTGGGGCGCTACGACTGTCCATATGATCTATCCCCGTAATGCTGATCCTAATGCTCCTGGTGTCGGTATTAAACAGGAAGATGATGGAAAATTGACGGTTACAGATGCGAACAACGCTCCATATAAATGTTGGCAGACCCATTTCCAAGTTTGGGCTGGTCTTGCTGTTCGTGATGATCGTTGCGTACAACGCGTATGCAATATTCCTGCTACTGCTTCCAACCTTTCTGACAAACTGATTGATGCTCTTCGTCAGATGCCTAACAATGGTAATGGGGCTGTTATTTATGCCAATGCCATTGTGTTAAGTTGTTTAGACAAGGAAGCCAAAGATAAGACTAATGTTTACTACACTCCTCCAGAAGTTTTCGGATATCCGCAAATGATGTTCCGTGGAATTCCAGTGAAACAAGCTGATGCGCTCCTGGGGACTGAATCTGCACTTAAGTAGTTATTTCAACAACTTACAAGGAAGATAAGTAGAATGTTATTTATCTTCCTTGTAAACCATTACTACATAAAAGGAAAATTATGCCAGCAAAAGCAGATGCAAAAATGCTAGAGCGCAATCAAAAGATTGTGGAACTTTATAAAACTGGTTTAAGTATGATAGAAGTTGGTGAATTAGTTGGGATAGGAGGAGTTAGAGTTGGTAGAATTCTTAAAGAACTTGGCTGTCCTATTAATCAACGAAAGAAAATGAATTTAGTTGGTGAAAGATTTCAGAAACTCCTTGTTTTAAGTTTTCATGGAATGAGAGGTAAAAATCAACTCTGGCTTTGTAGATGTGATTGTGGGAATGAAGTCATTGTTACTACTGGTTCATTAAATAGCGATCACACTAAAAGTTGTGGATGTTATAAGAGATATGAAAGAAAAAATAGGATTAAACATGGACAATGTATAAGAGGTAAGAAATCTGTTGAATATAATATTTTTGTGGCTGCAAAAAGGAGAGCTAAACAGAAAAATTTGCCATTTAACTTGGAAGTGACTGATATTGTCATTCCAGAATATTGTCCAGTTTTTCCTGAGATGAAGTTAAAACACAATATTGGAACTATTGGTCCAGATAGCCCTACACTTGACCGCCTCATCCCAGAGGATGGTTATACTAAGGAAAATACTAGAGTAATTTCAAATCGAGCGAACTTTATGAAGAATAAATACAACCTTGAAGAACTACAAATGCTGACTTCTTGGCTCGAAAAAGAATTGAAGTTACAAAAACGCAAACATTTAAAAGTTGTGGGTGCCAAATAGGTCATCCAATAAATTAATTTTCTGATGTTCTTTAAGCACTGAACAAAAAGTTCATCCATAAAATTGCAACAAGAACAAAGCAGAAACACCTTTTGATACATAGAACTTATTGTTCTAATAGGAGTATTTACTATGGCAATCATGGATGCAAAACTTAGTTTTATGGATGCGCAGTCTCTTGCTGGTGCTGCTGATGCCACTGTCACCGGTAATGTAATTGATCTGGGTCCGGCTGTAGATTGGAATGGCACAGCTATTAATCCAAATGCAGGTCGTGGCGAGCCCATTTATCTTCATGCTCGTATCGGTACTGCTGTTTCTGGTAATGCCGCCACTGGCACTATTGCTCTTTACTTGCAGGATTCTACTGCCAATTCCGCGGCTTCTTTTTCCAACTTGGTTAATTTGAATCTGGCCGGGGCTTCCAGCATGACTCAGAATTTGCTCACTGCTGGCAAGTTGGTTTACAGTGCGGCACTGCCTCCTGTTTGTAAACGTTATCTGCGTGTCAAAGGAACTATTGGTGCTGCCACTTGCGCTGCTGGTACTGTTGATGCTTGGTTGGATTCTGCAAGTTTGCCTACATCATATGAGTAGTTAGTTTTATTTATATCTAGTCTGTTATAAAATTTTATAACAGACTAGATAATCTGCCCATTACCTGTCAACTACCTCTAACAAGAGGTCCAGAAAGAAATGAAAGCCAATCATGACTTATGGAACTAAACAGTTGACTAGCCAGATAGTAACTGAACCGACTTGGCATGGCAGCCAGAACAATGTAAAGAATACTTCCCTAGTTCTTTTCCTCTTGGTCGGTCAGTGGCGAAGGGATGTACACACTCTGCAAAGAGGATTATTTCATGACTTTTGTACCTGTTGTTGACAAGAACCAAAAACCGTTGATGCCTACTAAACCATCAAGGGCAAGAAGATGGATTAAAGAAGGAAAAGCTACACCGTTTTGGAAAAGAGGAGTGTTTTGTGTAAGGTTGAATGTAGAACCTTCTGGTGAAGAAAAACAAGATATTGCTGTGGGAATAGACCCAGGAAGTAAGAAGGAAGGTTTTACAGTTAAATCAGAATCACACACCTTCTTGAATATCCAAGCAGATGCAGTAACTTGGGTTAAGAAACATATTGAAGTTAGAAGGATGATGAGGAAAAATAGAAGATATCGCAAAACCCCTTGTAGAAAATGTAGGTTTAATCGTAAAAATAAAACCTTTTTGTCGCCTTCTACTAAAGCTAGGTGGCAATGGAAATTGCGAATCTCCAATTGGTTGTGCAAAATGTATCCTATCACTAATTTTATTGTAGAAGATATTAAAGCGCATACTTTTGGTGGAAGAAGATGGAATAAATCTTTTTCTCCATTAGAGGTTGGTAAGAATTGGTTTTATTATGAACTTTCCAAAATGGGTGAAATTGAAACCAAACAAGGGTATGAAACCAAACAAATGAGAGATGTTCTTAAATTGAAGAAATCTAAGAAGAAACTCTCCAACCTTTTTGAGGCCCACTGCGTAGATAGTTGGGTTCTTGCCAATTCCTACACTGGTGGTCATACAAAAGTTGATAATAAACAGATGCTATTTTTAATTCCACTGAGATTTCATCGTAGACAATTACATTTTTTGCAATTTTCTAAAAATGGAATAAGAAAAAGATATGGTGGAACTATGAGTTTGGGATTAAAGAGGGGGAATTTGGTTAAACACTCCAAGTATGGCTTGTCTTATGTAGGTGGATATTTAAAAGATAGAATTAGTCTTTATTCTGTGAAAAGTGGACAACGTTTGTGTCAAAACGCTAAGGTAAATGATTGTAAAATTTTGTCTTATAACAGTTGGAGGTTTATATAAAAGATATGGCTAAAAATAAAACTTTAGAATCATTTGAAGATAAATTTAAAAATGAAGAGAAACTAGACGTTTTTGAATCTGTAATTGAACCTATTGTTGAGCCTATTGTGGAACCCATTGTGGAAGAAGTAATTCCAGAACCAGTTGTGGAAGTCAAAGAAGAAGTAATTGTTGAACCAGAAGTTGTGGAAGAAACTTGGCCTAAGAAATATATTTGTCGCACTAAATGTTGGGTTTCTACTAAGAAGAAACTGTACATCCAAGGTGAAACTGAACTATTTCAGGAAGGTGAATTCGTTCCTTCTCATTTTGAGAAA